TGTAGCACTTCTGCAGATGTGCAGACCAAGCTCAGGCTACCGGCGGACTCCATAGCAGGGGAGTGCAGGCCGTCAAGTCGTACTCGCCAGCCCGAAGGATGCGCGCGCACCGAGCCTGGGCGATCACGTAGGCCTCGCCGTAGCCCTTCTTCTCGTAGGCCTTGAGCACCTCCTCCCACATCTGCACTTCTGCAGTGCAGCCGGCCAGCAGTTTCTGCGCGCCGACCGCGCCAACACCTGGGCAGCCGGGGTAGTTGTCGCTCGTGTCGCCGGTGAGCACCTGGCCGTAGAAGTTGCGGTCGGCTTCCAATCGGCTGACCTGCTGCACCTCGCCGTCCCGCAGATGCAGGCCGGGCAGGGTGAGCATGTCCTTGTCGATCGAGGCGATCACGTCGCCTTCTTCGTAGAGGATCCCGAGCACGTCGTCGCCTTCCACGTCCGGCAGCCGCACCACCTCCCACCCGCGGGCGGGGCCGGCCCTGTCCACCCAGTCGACCAGCTGCCGGTAGCCAGCCGGCTTGCGGTACTTCTTGCGGTTGGCCTTGTACTGGGGCCACACGCCATAGCGGAAGGACACCCGATCGCTGAACACCAGCACTGGCTTGTGGTCGGGCAGGGTGTCGCGGATCTCGCCGATGGCGTCCTGGAACAGGGCCTGCGCATCGCCGTGGCGGCAGAGGTAGGTCCAGTCATCCGGGGCCCATTCGGCCTCCATCTCGCAGGCCGCGGCGGCCCGGTAGAGGTACACCTCGGTGTCTATCAAGGCCTTCATTTCTTCGCCTCCTCGGTTTCCCGCAGCAGCCGATCGGCCACCTCGTTGATGGCCAGGAAGCAGATGCGGGCCTGGCCTTCGTCCGGCGCCCAGCTGCGGATGGTCTGGCTGAGCTCATGCACCACCGCCCTCATCCGGCGGCGGTCGTCAATGCTGTATTCGCCAAGGCCCCAGTAGAGCTCGGTGAGTTGGTCGAGGAGGTTCATCGCTTGGCCTCTGTTGCCGGGGCTGTTTGGGGATCAATCAGAAATGGCTTGGAGTGGCGATCTTTGTCTCTGACCCAAGAAACTCGCGCGGGGTCTATCGCTATCTCCATGGATTGCTCGGTATAGAAGCGATGGTCGCAGCCGGAGCAGTGCCGGCGGCGAACTCGACGGCCATCATCGAGATGGTGCGTGCTAACGACGTTGTGGACACAGGATCCACAGTTGGGGCAGCGGGTGCGGGTAACGCTCTTCTTCATTCGCTGAATCTCCAGTTGATGATTTGCTGAATCACAGGAAACAGCCCGGCCCACACTCCCCACGCGTCACCCTTAAGCACAGGGTTTGGGATGACGTTGACGGACCCCCAGCGGGGGAAGTCAGGGTGAACGCCGCTGTTGTTCCAAAAAATGCGACCGATGTAACCACCTGTGCTGGTGATTGCCATGAACGTGGGCCGGTGGGTCATGGTTCAGATGATCGTCTTGGTGTTGTCGTTGGGTTCGGGGCCCTCCTCGGGCCCCTCGTCTTTCAGCCAGCTGCGCAGCGCATCCCCTGTCGGGGTGCCGGCTGGCCACTTCAGCCAGCGCAGCAGCTCGGCGGGCTCGCTGAATCCCTGGCTGACGCAGGGCTTCCACGCGATGTAGGTGATCGGCTCATCCCTGCGCTGCTGGCGTTCAACCCACAGGCCAGGGGCGACAAAGCGCTGCACCTTCAAGGCAGCACCTCCACCTCGCAGTCGGGCCAGCGGTTGCGGCAGTACATCAGCGCTTTGGCTTTGCTCGGCGCCGGGATCGTGATGCGCATGGCCGGCGCACCGGCGCGCTTCACCTGCAGCCGGAACTCGTGGGTGGGCTGCTTGGGTAGGGGCCGGCTTACGCCTGGGCCGAGCTTGGGCTCGGGGCCCTCGAAGTCGTAGCGACGGGGTTTGGACCAGCCCATCACTCCCCCTCCATGGCGAGCAGGTCTTCCAGCGCCCGGTGGTAGCCGCCCCACCAGGTCGAGACGTAGTTGGCGTCTTCGCTCTCGGCTTCTTCAACACGGGCGCGGGCCTGTTCCATCATCCGAAGGACAGCTGATCGCTCGACGTCGACGTTTCGCTCGGGCTTTCGACTTGGCATGGCTCGATGTTTCTGGGGTCGTGAATGTTTGCGGTCGTCTGCTCGCCGGATCGGACAAGCAGAACCATGCAGCTCCTGCCGCGGACGGCGCACACCTGGGCGCGGCGCCAGGCGCCCTGGTGGCGCACCTTCACCGGCTGGCCAATCGCGTAGCCATCGGTCCAGGTGCTCACCACGGGGCCCTCACGCCCACGCCGCTGTCGTATGCGTTCATGTCGCGGAATCCTTTATCGAAGAACTGGGGGTGCTCGGTAAGGAAGCCAGGGCTGGGCAGCACCGGCTCGCCTTTTGCACTGGTCTTGTTGAACTGGTCGATCGACCACAGCCCGCCAAGCAGGCCGCGCTCCAGGATTTGCTGCCGCTCCTTGAACGTGATCAGGGGTTGCATTCGGCCTCCTCCACTCGGGCGAGGTAGGCCTGCCACTCCTCATCGGTCAGCCCGCTGCTGGCCAGCAGCCGCTGCTCCTCGATCGGCTTGAGCGCCAGGCCCTGGGCCTCGGCTTCACCGGCCCGGCCCACCGTTTGATAGGCGGCCAGGTTCTGCTGGTCGGGCGGCGCAACCAGCGATCGTGGCGAGGCCGGCAGCAGGGCCAGCTGCTCGGGCTTGAACTTCACGAAGCCGGGCAGTCCCTCACGGGGGCCCCAACTGCGATTGGCCCGGCCACCTTCCGATCGGTACAGCGGCGCCATGAGCTCGCCCCAGGTGGGGTAGCGCAGGAAGCTGCCGGTCTCAGTGCCCTGCACCCACTGCTCAGCGGCCCACATGAACTGGGGCTCGTTGATCTCGGGGAACTCGGAGCTGAAGCTATGGAACTTGAGCCGGCAGATGTGCGGGCTCCACCGATCCGCCTCCTTGATCCGCAGGTGGGCGGCGATCATCTCGGCCACGGCCAAGAAGGTCTCGGGGGTCAGGCTGGTTTGGGCCATGACTCCAGCGCAGCGCGCATCGAGGGATCCTTGGGCATCGGCCGCCCAGCAGCCGTGGGCTTGGCCAGCTCGTCTTTGATGTAGTCGAGCTTCAGGGCCTGCCAGCCGTGCTCAACGCCAGCCCGGCAGAGGGTCAGCTGCAGATCGGTCGGCAGGTTGGCGACGCGCTGGACGCTGGCCTCCCAGGCGGCCCGGGTCCAGGTGGCGTTGGCGCGGTGCTTGCTCTTGCGGCTCTCGTTCCACCACTGGACCAGCAGCAGCCGGGCCTCGGGGGAGACGAAAGACAGGCACTGCTCTTCAGGGCTGGCCTCGTGGCGGGCAGTGGCTCGGGCGCGCACAGGTGCAGGCTCAGGGTCGGGCACCACCTCGAGGATTGGTGGCGGCGACGCTTCGATGTAGCCAGCGGCCCGGCCGGCGTAGACGCACACCCGTTCCAAAGTTTGGAAGGTGCGGCCGCAGCCTTGGCACAGTCGGATCCGGCGATCGGCCTCTCCTGCTGAGCGGGTTTCCGTGACCCGGCTCTTGTCGTGGTTGCAGTGGGGGCAGTTCATTGGGCTGCCTCCGTGGGCGCCCATTCGCCACACCAGTCCGTGATCAGGACAAGCGGCCAGTCGTAATTGCCGCAATCTGGAGGCTTTGGCGCGTGGCGGTGGCAGCGACTATTTCGCTGAAAACGGCAGTTCTCACAGTCCTGGTGCGCCAGCGGCGGGTAGGGATTCGTCATTCCAGATCACCTTGAGATGGATGGATTGCTTGTTGGTGGGGCTCTGCTGCCACTCGGATTCGATGCGCTGCAGGACAGTCACCCGGTCATCGACCCAGACAATTCCGTTGCCTGCATCCATCACGGCGCCGGCAAGGTTGTCGAGGTCAGATGTGCCCGGGCCGGCAAACGTCAGGTGCAGGGCAACAACCTGTCCTTTCTTCAGCGGCGGGATTGTCCACCACTCCGAAAGAATTGCCTGGACGTTATCTGTCCAGGCCCTGTACTTCCTGTCCGTGTAGGCCACACCATTTGCAAAGCGAGGCCTGGCCTTCGGCTGCAGCGGCACCGGCAACACAAAGTCGGCGGTGCGCAGGCCCATCAGAAAGGCACCTCGTCAGCGTCAGCCGAGGCCAGTGCTGCGGGAGCCTCGGCCGCCACCTGGGCGGCGCGCTGCTGGATCCGCTGGCTGGGGGTCAACGCCTCTGCTTTTTCCTGCACCTGATCGGTAAAGGAATCCGCCGGGGTGTCGACCACGTAGCCGTTCTCCACCCCGAAGGCATCGGCTGGGGCCTTGCGCTCGTAAGGCACCAGGTCGAGCACCTGCAGGGCCTCGAAGCTCAGGCTCACGCCCTTCTTGCCGAACTTGTCCTCCCAGCCCCAGGCGGTGAAGGCCACCTTCACCTTGCTGCCGTTGCCGATCAGCTCACCGGATGGCCACAGGTTCTTGTGGCTGTCGTAGACGGCCGGGGCCTGGAGAACCATCCCCTTCTTGGTGGTCTCGTTCTTCTTGAAGCGGAACTCCATCAGGCCCGTGGGCTTGCCGTCCCGGTCGTTCTGCTCGCGGAAAGGCCAGGCGTTCTTGCTGGGCTTGGCGCCATCGCCATGGATCCGGGTGAACTCGGCCTCGATGGTCTGCATCAGGGCCAGCGTTTCCTTATCGGTCTGATCACCGCACCAGCTGATTGACCAGCAGCGGGGCTTGCCTTCATCGAATCGGTCTTCCTCGGGCTCGAAACATTTGGCCCAGAAGGCGTCGCCTACTGGGGTAGTCAGCATTTGCCGCGGCATTTGTGCGCCACATGTGGAGAACAACGGCACGGTACGCCCCTAGGTGTGCTTGCGCAAGGCACCTAGGAACCATTCAGGAAAAACAGTGCGGGTTCTGGCCGATTTCCCCATGGCACAGGTCCCCGACGCATGGCGGGCTGGGCAACGCCTTAAGCCTTGCAGCAGAACGGATCTCGGCCTTCATCTCGGCCAGCCAGTCGGTGGCATACAGCCCGCGCAGCTCGTCGTGCAGGGTGTGATGCAGCCACCCCGTGCGGGCGGGGATTGTCGCAAAGCAGTCGTGGTTGGGTAGGAGTCCTATGCCTTGCTCCCCACATCTGGAGACCAATAGCTGGCACAGCGCCGCGTCAAACGAGTGGATGGCGTTTGCCGTGATCGCCCGGTTGGTGCTGCGGGCCGAGAGCTCACCGGCCTGGGCCTCGTCCTTCCATGTCTGCCACCGCCGGCTGCCATGCGTGAGGGTGGTGACCGAGCTGCGCGGGTCGAGCTCATCGCCCAACCAGATGGGCATCCCCATCGGGCTGGTCCACTGCAGCCGGTGCCCTGTGGTCAGCACCTTGCGGCTGACCGTGCGCAGCCAGGTCTGCAGCTCGAGGCAGCTCTTCAGCTCGCTGCCCAGCAGCAGCCCGAACTTGCGGGCCAGGTAGCGGGCCGGGGCCAGATACCCGCTGGACCATTGACTGACGTGCAGCTGGGCCTGGCGTTCCTCCAAGGCAGCAACCAGCCCATCAACGATGCCCAGGAACTGGGCCCCATAGATCGTGGTCATCACCGGGCCCTTGCACAGGCTGCGGTCAATGCCGAACTCCAGCCAGAACTGAGCCTGCTTCTGCTCGCGCTCGAGGCCATTGCTCAGGTCCAGGCGCAGCAAGCGCTGCATCTCCTCGGCGATGTGGCCGTAGAGGTCCTTGTGGCTCTTGCCGGTCATGTTGGTCAGCCGTGCCAGGCGCCGATCCCGCAGCAGGGCAGAGGCGATGCCAATCCCGCTGCAGGTCTGGTCCAGTCGCACCGGTGTGGCGCAGTTGCTGCTGGGCTCAGCCACCTGCTGGGCGATGGCACGGCACAGCTGCAGGTATTGCCACGGGTCCTTGGCATCACGCCACAGCTCAAGCCGATCCAGCGGCGCCTCGGCCGCGGCGCACATCTCGATCAGGTGCTGCCGCCCCCAGGCCAGCCGCCCCTCCCAGTTGCCACGCACCCCGTAGTGGCCGGCGGCCCCCTTCAGCAGCCACTCAAAAGCCTCCACTGAGCAGGGCTCGCCATGGGCAAACGAGACCGCTGCCTTCTCCCAGTCGGGGCCCTGGTGGGTGGCGTAGCGGTTGCTGGTGTAGATCCGCCCGCGAAAGTCTGTGCAGTAGGCGAACCACACCGGCAGCCCCGCCACTTCCTCGCATTGGCGCAGGGCCTGCTCGATCCGGCTGCGCTCACGCCCCCCGCTGCAGCGGTCGTGCTGCGCCATGAGGCGCTGCCGCTGCCATGCCTTGTAAGCCTCGGCCCCAATCACCTCGGTCGGCCGCGGCGGATCGGGCATCGGGTCCCGCACCACCGGGAACAGCCCGCGGATGTTGTGATCCCAGGCGCAGCGCTGCATCTCCACCATCCATGGATCCACCCGCAGCTCCTGCCGCTGCAGGGTGTTCACGGCCGCCAGCACTGGGGTGAGGGCCGCGGCATCCAGGTGGGACAGATCCAGCCCAGCCCGGCTGCGCACCAGCGGCTGCTTGTTGTCGAGGTGGCCGCCGCCATGCATCCCCTCCCAGGGCCGCGGCGGCACCAGCATCGGCAGCCGGCGGGCAGGCAACGGCCTGGGCGGGTTGGCCTGCACCACCTCGAGGGCCGCAGGGGTAGGCCGCACGACATGCCGCTGCCGCCCGTTGCGGGAGGTGGTCTCCAGCTCCAGCAGATCGGTGTTGGCCAAGATCACCTGCAGCAGCAGCAGGCCCACCTCCACCCGCTCAACCGGGGTCCAGCCGCTGGCATCAAGCCGCAGCTGGGCAAGCAGTTTGCTGCTGCTCAGAGCCCGGGCCCCACGCCGCTTGCGAATCAGCCGCAGCAGGTCGGGGCTGATCTTCTCCACCCGTCCGGCCTTGAGCTCGCTCTGCAGGGCCAGCCCAATGGCGCCGGCCAGCTTCCGCTGCTCAGGCTTCTGGCTGATCTGGTCGATCACAACCCCCAGCGCAATGGCGGCCAGCGACCTGGGCCCTCGGTTGGTGACACCCAGCAGCAGAGGCCAGGCCGCAAAGTGCGGGCCCGGTTTGTTGGGGTTGGCGAGCAGCTCCTCGAGCAGCAGCCCCAGGGCCACCGTCACGGTCTCGGCGTGCCGCTCAAACAGGGCTCGGCCGTACTCGGTGACGCTCTCCCTGCCCTGGGCTTTGAGCCTGGCCCGGGCGTTGATCGCATCCCATTTCGCTCGCTCTTCCTCCCGCTTTTCCGTCTGCTTTTGAAGCTCGTGGGCAGGGGTGGACGCGGGAATCTTGGTTTTCACCCAGCAGTTACAGGTGCTTTCAGCAGTAATTCCACCCCACCCGTGCAGAAGTGGCTACCTGCGTGCTGCAGCCAGGTAAAACGATTGCTCTGCAGGGGTGGAAATAACGATTTCGGTTTTTAAGTCCGCTGCGTCTCCCATTCCGCCATGCCCCCGCCCAGTAACCATAGGGCATCTCGGGGATTTGAGGGGTCTGCGCCGGGGTCTGCTTTAAGCAGTCTGCTTGGGTGCCGGCGCAGTTTTTTCGGTCCGGTGGACGCGTCCACAACAACGCCTGATCACTGGCCGTAGACGGGCAGCGGGGCTGGGCCCGCCGGCTCAGCCCTCACCCCCCCAGGGGTGAACGGATCCATGCGCAACCGCACCCCATAGGGATCGGTCTTGCTGGGCACCGTGCACCCCATCACGGGGCTGTTCTCTGGGGTGATCTCCACCCCGTAGTTCCACCCGCAGGGCGGGCCGGACAGCTGGGCCAGCAGCAGCACCTCGATCATCGGTTCGCCTTCCAGAGACGGTGAAGGAAGAAGCCCACGGCCCCGAGCGGGGCGGCGGCGCCCAGGGCAGTGATCACAAACGGCAGGGCCAGCAGGCCCACCCCTGAGATGGCGGTGGCCGCGGCGAAGTAGCCGGCCAGCTCGAGGGGCTTCACCTTGCGGGGCGGCGGGTCGTCGGGCAGCAGCTCGAAGCTGTTGTCCGAGTAGATGACGAGCTTGGTCATGCTTCAGTCCTCCAGGGCGTTGACGCAGGCGGCCAGCGCATCAGTGTGCAGGTGCAGGTAGCGCTGCACTGACGCCAGGCTGGTCCATCCCCCGTAGGCCATCAGCTGGTGCAGGGGGATCCCCCGGCTGGCCAGCTTGCTGGCACAGGTGTGGCGGGTGGTGTGGATCGACAGGGCCCGGTCATCAGCCAGCCCGTGCATGGCCTTGGCCGTGTTGAACAGGTGCTGGAAGCGGGTGTACTTGAAGGGCCAGACCCGATGGGTAGGGATTGCCGGAAGGTGGGGCTCAAGGGCCTCGATCGCACGCCTGGTCAACGGAACCGATCGGGGCTTGCCGTTCTTGGTGGTCCAGAAGGTGACACGGCCTTTGGCCAGGTCCACGTCCTGACCCTTCAGGCGCTCGGCCTCACCCCACCGGCAGGCGGTCTCGAGCAGGAACACAAGCAGGTCGGCCGCGGCGGGCTCGCCCACCTGGCGGAAGTAGGCGCAGAAGGCGTCGCGCTCGCGGTCATCAATCACCCGGTCTTTGGTGTTGACCATGCGCAGCTGTTGCGGCATCCGAGGCACCTCCACCAGGTGGCCGTGCAGGTGGGCATCGGAGAGCATTGCCCGGATGGCTGACACCTTCCGGTTGACGGTGCTGGGGCGGTTGCCTTTGGCCAGCAGCTTCTGCCGCCAGCCATCCACCAGGGCGGCCGTGATCTCGCTGATCGGCATGTGATCGCCGAAGTAGGCCACAGCCTCAGCGCTGTAGATGGCAGCGGTGCGCTCGTAGGCCAGCCCAGCCCAGCGGATCCGCATCGAGAGGGCCCGGGCTTCCTTCATGGTGAACACCGGCCTGGCAGCGGGCTTTGCCTCGCGCTGCATCAGCAGCTCGAGCAGCTCACGCTTGCGGGCCAGGGCCTCGCTGCGGGTCTTGCATTTGCCGGTGCGGCGGGTGCCGTTGATGGTGACATCGGCAACCCAGCTGCCATCGGCAGCTTTGCGGACAGAGCCTGTCATTGGATTGTGGTGGTGGTGGTTGTTGGCAGGCAGGCTGAGGGTTAAAGCCCCTCGAGCTGCCTGAGCAGGGCTTTGCCCTTAGAGGTGAGGCTGACCACGAAGCGGCGCCCCTCCTGCGGATCGCGCTTGAGATCAAGCAGCCCGTGGCCGTCGTAGCCCTTGCGGTGTTGATCACCCAGGGCGTGAACGGTCCGAGAGATTGTCGAGTTGGACAGGTTCAACGCTGACTCCAGGTCCTCGTAGCTGCACGGCCCGTACTGCGCCACATGGAGGAAGACCTCAACGTGGTGCAGGGGAAGCGACGTGGGGCTGAGAACGGAGAAAGCAGCCAGAGCCCTCTCCAGCTGACGTAAATCCATGGGCCGTAGTGGCGGCGACTCCTAGGAGTTTGGCACCTGTGCAGAGTCATCAGCTTCCGCTGGCCGACGGTTTCCACGTATAGGCAGACCTCCCTCTGGTACTGGCCCAAGGGAATGGCGAGCGATGCGACAAGGCAGACTCTCATTGCATTTCCCCCTCGCAGGTGGAGCGCTCGGCGCCTAGGAGGGTAGTACAAACATTCTCGCCGAAATAGGAGCGGATGAGCTGTTTGCCTGCTGCGCTGAGCTGCAGCTGCAGACCCTGCCGATGCGGGTGAGGCCTCACCTCGAGCAGCTCATAGGGGCTTTCCACCCAACTCCCCTGTCTGTAACAGGCCCGGCCGCGCAGCAGCGAAACCAGTCGGCTAATTGTCGACGCTGGCAACAGCTTTCCATGCGGATCTTGCATAGCCCGCTGCAAATCAGGGATGTTGTCCACCCCGGATGCCACCAGCAGCAGCGCTTCCGCTGCATTGAGCGGCACAGCCCGGTTTTTCTGGCGCAAGGCGCCAAGGAACCGAGCAACGGCGATCGGATCAGGCATCGGTCGGCCCTCCCTCGAGGTTGATCTGGGCATTGCGCAGCTTGACCATCACCCCATTGGCGGTGGCCAGGGCGTCGGCGGTGCTGGCCCAGCTGTCATCGCCGACAGCGCAGGCCTGGACCTGCACATCAAGCAGTTCGATCAGCAGGTTGGCCCGGGGTCTGAGCAGGGCCACCAGCAGCTCAGCCTCCTCTGCCGTGATGGCAACGGGCTGAGTGGGGCGGCCGACGTGAAGGGTCTTGGGGATGAGTGTTGGCATGGTTTTTAGGCAGCAGAAAGGGCGGCACGTGCAAGGCGCCGCCCGTTGGTTGTCAGCGATCAGGCAGGGCCAGCTCCAGCAGGTGGGCGCAGAGGTTTGAGGCACTGCGGCCCTGGTAGTCGGAGAGCTCGAGGAGGCGCTGATGCAGCGCGTAGCTGACGGTGACGGAGACGCGCCGTGGCGAACGTTTGGCGAGCGCGATGCGGTCTCTGGTGGTGAGGTTTTCCATAAGGTCCTCGGGTGAAGCAGGGCGAACCCTGCAGGTGGCCCAGCCGCAGCAGGGCCGCGGGCAGGGATCAGGGTCCAGGGAATCGGGTGATGGTGCGGGGATCGGGCAGGCGCCAGCTGTCAGGCGTTGCGGTGGTGGTGGGCAGGGTCTGCGCTGTGGGCAGTGGTGTTGGCTGGGGCCGATCGGCAAGGGCCACCAGGGCCCAGAAGGTGAGGGCCGCGGCGGCCAGGGCGGAGGCAGTGCTGCGCATGGCTCAGGCCTCCGCCTCGAGTTGGGCGGCCAGGCGCTCGGCGTCATCGCGCACCATCAGCAGCTCGGGCAGCACCCGCAGGCCTCGCTCGTAGTCATCGAGCAGGCATTGCGACTCGTAGAACCAGCCGGCGTCATCCAGCCGGTTGATGGTGCGGGTGATGAAGCAGCAGGCGGCGAGCCGCAGTTCAAGTTCTCTCATGGGTGGTTGGGTGGTTGTTGGGCAGGTGTGAGACCTGCAGGGGCACCACCGGCAAAGCGCCGGAAGGTGCCCGGGCAGGTGTCAGCCCTCGAGCTCAGAGACCCGATCGAGGTAGCGATTCACCACCCGCACCACCTGCTCAGGCGTGCTGGCTTTGCACTTGCGGAAGGTGGGCAGCCGGTAGCTCTTGCTGATGCACTGCACTGCGCCATCGCGCACCACCAGCTGCAGGTAGCGGCTGTTCTGGAAGATCCCGTAGGGCCAGCTGTGGTTGGCCTCGAGGCTGAGATCAAGAAAGGTGGTGCCCTGGCCCTCGAGGGTGATGAGCATCTCCCGGAACCATGAGCACTGCAGGCCGCTGTAGGTCCCCTCGTTGAAATGGGAGACCTGCTGCGCTGCTGTTGAGAGGTTGGTTGTCATCGGATCAGGTGGTGGTTGTTGGGCAAGGTGTGAACCCTGCAGGTGGCCCACCTGCCGCAGCAGGAAGGGCCACGGGCAGAGATCAGTCCCGGATCTGAACCGGCATGATCAGCAGCTCGAGCTCAGCCCGATCGAAGTGCTGACCGATGCGCGGCTCGTAGCTGCTGGCCCACACAAAAGGCGTCGTGGGCTGGTTGCACTCGCAACGGGTCACCCCGTTGTGGGAGAGCTTCTCCACCACTGCGCACCACTCGCGGACGTAGCGCGCGTTAAAGGCGAACTTGCTTTTGGGCTGGTTGCTGAACTTGTCCGGCCACAGCTGGTTGCAGTTCGGGTAGCTGCCGACCTTGCTGCAGTCGTCGGCCGTATGCACCCCGAACTGCCCGGCGAGGTTGACCGATGACAGCTCAAGCAGCGACTGCTTGGCACCGCCGTGAAATACAGCCCGCATGTCCTGGGTCACCGTTAGCAACTTGCTGTGGCCCACCGCCTTGCGCAGTGGCTTGGCGTGCAACAGCAGGCCCTGATCGGGCACCCGCCACAGCGTGGGCATCCCATCGGCACCCATCGCAGGGAACCGGTAGCGGAACATGCGGTGCCCATCGGTTGACTCGAGCTGATACGCGTCCCCATCACGCCAGACATGCACGAACTGCAGCAGGCCCCGGGCCTCGTCAGTGCTGGCGAACTGCGCAGCAGCCCACACGGGCCAGTAAGGCAGCACACCCGCGCAGGTGGCTGAGTCCTGCTCGAGCTGCAGCAGGGCCAGGGTCTCGGCGCTGGCGTGGGTGAGCTCAGTAGTGGTCGTCATCGGTTCAGGTGGTGGTTGTTGGCCTGCTCTCCACCAGTGGCGAGCAGTTGCCACGTCATAGCACGTCATCTCCACAAGTGGAGAACGAAAGGGGTGGGAGCCAGTCGCAATCCGTAACCAAACCGCTGCGGATGCGAGCGGCTGCAGGCCCGCCTCACCAGCCCCAGGGCCACCACCGGCCAGCCCATCGGGCCGGCTGAAGGTCACCGCCACAGGCCCAGCAGGTGGCCGCTACCAGCCCAACGGATCAGCAATCCGCAAGAACCCCAGCCCTAGCCGGCGCTCACCCGCGTGGCAGGCCACCAGCTGCAGCACCTGCCCCCAGCAGGCCCCACAAGCGGCCCCCAGCAGGCCCCAGCGGCACTGACACCTCAGGCCTTGCCCAACAGCCTCCCAGGGCCACAGAGGGCAAAGAGAGGGGCCACGGGGGGAACGCCAGCCGCGCCGCGTATGGGACGCCACCAGATCACGCGACCCAAAACTGGAAAATGGGACTGCGTGTCCCCGATGTGGCGAGGGGTGCTGGCGGTTGTGGGGAGGGGCGATTGGCCTAGGTGTTGTGGCTGTGTGCGCCTGGCTGTTTCTTCCCCTCTGAATAGAGATTCAAGAGCGACTGCTAGGGGGAGGTGTGGCGAGAAGGAGTGCTCTGCACCTGTGGTGAGTAGGGGCTAAACTCACGAAGTCAAAACCCCTTGCCCTCACTGGGTTGTGACAGTGAGGGCAGCTGTCACACCTAGGAGAAGACACCTAGGAGTGGCTGGGGCACGTCAGCCGGAGACTGACTTCATGAATCCTAAGGAAGGCGGCCACGAGGAGTTCGTCATGGTTCACAGGCGGGACATGGACTCGACGATCGACCTGGTGAAAGCCAGGCGATTGCAGCTCAGGGACATGGCGGTGTTCAGCGCCCTCATCGCCGAGATGGATGTCGCCAGCGGCAAGGTGCAATGCACTGCTGCTCATCTGGCCGAACGCCTTGGCATCAAGCCCCCGGTGTGCATCAGCTCCCTCACCAGGCTTCGCAAGGAGTTCTTGGTCTCCCGTGTCAGAGACAAACGCACCGGTTCGACCTACTTCCTGGTGAACCCCTACGTCGCTTCTGTCGGGGGCCCCACCCGCCGCGGCCATCTGTGGCAGCAGTTCCAGGACTCGCTGGATTGAACTGAGCACCCTGGGTAGCCTTGAGCTATCTGCTCTCCACCCATGTACCTCCCCAATGACGAGCGGATTCGTCTTGGCCTGCAGCACTACGGCTCTGATGTTCCCGACGAAGTGGTGGCTGCCGCTGAAGCAGCGCTGGCAGCGTCTTGTGGACTTGTTTGTCCTGCCCCAGCGAAGACGACCACAAGGACGCGCGCTCGCACCAAGAAGGGCGAATACAAGGGGGATGACCCCACCACCCCTGATGTGAATGAGGCTTACGTTGACGGCTAAGGTTCCAACACCAACCCAGGTGGTGCTGGGAGGTTCACCTGAGCCGCAGCGCGACGTTCACCGTCTGCTCGGTGAAGGTGGTTGTTGGGAGAGCCCTTCTGCCTTCGTGGTGGGAGGGCTCTCTTCATGAGCTGGGAACCGCTGCCCCCTGAGCTCTGGCCCTTCCCCCACTTCCTCTGCTACCTGCTGCGGGAGCTCAACCTCGCGGACACGCCCACCCTGCGGCAGCTGTCGGTTGCCGATTGGCTGGAGAACGGCCCTGACCGTTCCATCACCACGGCCTACCGGGGCCTGGGCAAATCGTTTGAGTCCGGTGGCTATGCCCTGTGGCGGCTGCGGCATGACCCCTTCACCGAGAAGATCCTGATCCCGGCAGCCACCGCCGAGAAGGCCGAGGAGGTTGCCACCTTCATGGCCCGGTGCATCCGTGACGTGGACATCCTCCGCTGCCTCGAGCCGCGGCCTGATGGCCGGTCTTCGATCAAGGCCTTCGATGTGGGCCCGGCGGTGATCGACCAGAGCCCGAGTGTCCGCACTGTGGGAATCCTGAGCCCGTCGCTCACCGGCAAGCGCTGCACCCTGGCGCTGCCGGATGACATCGAGACCCTCAACAACTCGATCACACCGCTCAAGCAGGAACGGCTGGCCCAGGCCGTCACCGAGCTTGAAGCAATCATCAAGCCTGACGATCCGGGGTTTGACCCTGACGCACCTAGGGATTACACGCAAGCGGGCCTGCGGCAGATCTTCCCAAGACAGATCCGCTACCTGGGGACTCCGCACCTTGAGAGCTCGCTGTACCTACGCCTGGTGCGCGAACGGAACTACGCGATTCGGTTCTGGCCAGCGCGGTTCCCCAAGCCCAATGACCCGGACCAGTGGGATTGCTACGAGGGTTTCCTGGCGCCGGACATTGCCGAGGCCGTGCAGGCCAACCCGGCCCTGGCGGGGGAGCCGACTGACCCCGAACGCTTTGGTCACCACGAGCTGCTGAAGCGCGAAACCCGCATGACGCGCTCAGCGGTGCAGCTGCAGTTCCAGCTGAACTGCCGCCTGTCCACCTTGGATCGCTACCCGATCCGGCTAGGTGATCTGCTGGTGATGGACCTCGATGGCAAAGCTCTGCCTGAGGTGGTGGTGTGGGCCTCGAGCCCTGAACAGCGCATCCAGGACCTGCTGTGCGTCGGCCTGGGGGCTGATCGCTACTACCACCGGCCGGCGGTGGTTAGTGGCTGGGTGCCGCAGGAAGAGACCTGGCGGTGCGTGCTGGCGATTGACCCCTCTGGCCGCGGCAGTGATGAGCTGGCCTGGGCGGTGATCGCCGAGCTCAACGGCAACTTCTTCCTGCTCGAGAGCGGCGGCACCACCCGCGGCTATGAACCGGAGGTGCTCGCCATGCTGGCGGCCCGTGCCAAGCGCTGGAACGTCAGTTACTGCGTGGCGGAGAGCAACATGGGCGATGGCATGTTTACCGCCCTGCTGTCACCGGCGATGGCCAAGGTGCATCCGGTGTCGATCGAAGAGGTGCGCGTCAGCCAGCAGAAGGAACGCCGCATCGTCGACACTCTCGCGCCGCTGGTGCAGCAGCACCGGCTGGTGGTGAGCAGCGAGATGATCCGCCGGGATTACCACGATGCTGAGCGGGACCCGGAAACAGGGCACCAGCGCTCGCTGATGTATCAGCTCAGCCGGATCACGATTGATCGGGGGTCATTGACCTTTGATGACCGGATCGACGCCCTGGCCCTGGGGGTGAAATTTTTCACCGATGCTGCAGCCCAGGACCAGGAGAAGGCCAAGGCCGCCCGTCAGGACGATCTCGAGGACGCGATGCGGCAAGCGTGGTTCGATGAGACAGGCTCCAGTATTGATGCCCTCGCCCTGGGGTGGAAGCCCCAGCCAAGGGCCGTCGCTCACGGTGGGGTCAAGCGCTAGCCGCTTCGTCCGGCCGCACCATCGGCACCACATTCGGCTTGTCCTTCAGGGCTGAGAAATCCAGCTTGCTGGCCATCTTTGAGCGCAGCTTGGCCGTGTCGCTTTCGGCCAGATTGGCGGTGATGCTGTTCTGCTTGAGCAGCTGCAGAGCCACGCGCAGATCGTCATTGCTGGTTGGTTTGAGGTTGCCCTCGTCGTCGTAGCCCCCTTCGTCGATGCGCTCACGGACGGCGCGAACAACAGAGGCATGGAGCTCTTCGAGTTCCTTTGCGAGATCAGCCACGATTACATGGGTGGAGAGCTTTCCCTCCCATGATCCAGGAAGTCCAGTTCACTGACGAGCGCTGGCTCCAATTCTGGGAGAACTACAAGGGGCTCGAACACCAGAAGAAGAGCGTCATCAAGCTCGGCCAGCACATAAAGCAGGCAGACCCGTGCCTGCTGACCGAGAGCGCCGAATGGGTGGAGGGCTACAAGGCCCAGCAGCCAGCGGTCCTGGTGCGCAACCCGCTGCCGGTGAAGTGGCAGAGCCAGCTCGATAACAAGAGCGGCACCGGCTACCGCGAGTGCTTCTCCAGCAGCTGCGCCATGCTCGCCATGTTCTGGGGGAAGGTTGTCAATGACGACGCCTACAACGCCATCCGCGCCAAGTACGGCGACACCACATCAGCCCAGGCGCAGCTCTCTGCTCTGCGGTCGCTGGGGCTGAAGGCTGACTTCCACACCGATGGCACCCCCAAGGCCCTGGAGCGGGAGATCGACGCGGGCCGGCCCGTTGCTGTGGGCTGGCTTCACAAGGGCCCTGTAGGGGCTCCTAGCGGGGGCGGCCATTGGTCAGTGGTGATTGGCTACACCGCCGCGGCCGTCTCCGGCAGCTGGATCCACAACGACCCCAACGGCGAAGCGCTGCTGGTGCAGGGCGGCTACACCAAGAACACCAAAGGCGCCGGGCTGATCTACAGCCGCAAGAACTGGAACCCCCGCTGGATGCCAGGGGGCTCCGGGGGCTGGTATCTCACCTGCAGGCCCTAGGGCTCCTTGCCAAAGAAATCCGGCAGCCGATCGCCCAGGGCCTTGTCCGCCTGGCGGTAGGCGCGCTGGCCGAGGAACATTGCCGCCGGCTCCAGAAACGCCTTCATCACGACCAGTCGCAGCCCACCGGCCAGCAGAGAGCCCAGGACGATGTCGCCAACGATGCGCAGGTCATCCCAGCCCCAGTGGACTCTCACCGCTTTGCCTCGTCCGTGAAGCGGCCGTTGGCGTCGCGGCGGCGGCGGGGACGGTTCTGGCGGCTGGGCGGCTCGCGGCGTTGCAGCTCGTAGGGGAACAGCTCGCGGGCCATGTGCAGCACCAGCTGCAGCACCGAGTTGTCCTTGGCTTTGCTCATCCCGATCAGCTCGGAGAGCATGAACAGGCCGAAGCCGATCAGAACCTCTTGATGCTCGACGGCATTACTCAGAGCGCCCATCTATCGCCTCCAGGCGGGTGATGCGGTTGTCGTGCTTCTGCAGCGTCGTGTAGACGCCATCGAACGCGGCCTCGAAGCGCTCCAGCGTCTTGTCGATGTGCTTCACCGAGGCCGACAACTCGATCAGCGCCACCGTGGCAGCGTCGTCGTGTTTGCGGAGGCTGGCGAACCAGTTGCTGGTGCTACCAAAGACCACTCCTGCGAGGGCAGCCAGGATTGCAGTCAGTGGCTCGGGCACAGTTGCACTGGTGCAGAACACTTGGCTCAAGCCTATCGGCTGCGGCGGTGTCGGCAAACCCAGGCATAGATCTCCGGCCGCTGATCTGGATTGGCGCGCCACAGCACTCCGGTGACGTGTTTCAGGCTGGAGGTGGTCTTGGCGTGGCTGAGGTAGGCCATCGTTGTCTCCAGGCTGCAGCCGCCTTTTGAGCGACGCTTGAGCCGCTTGATTGCTCGCTTGCGGATCAGCTTGTAGTGCCTCCAGTGCCGGTAGCCCACCCAGTCGACGCCATCAGCGATCCAGCCCACCCCGCTTTTGCTGTTGAGCTGCATCCCCAGCTCCTGCACCTTGCCTTCGATCGCCTGGTGGGCGGCGTGCGCCTCGGCCGCCGTCTCGAACAGGGCGATCATGTCGTCGCAATAGCGCAGAAAGGTGCCGAGCTTGAGTTCGCGCCGGGCAAAGTGATCCACCGGATTGAGC